CCTCTTTTCTTCCTCTCGTGCCGCATCCTCGCGTGTTTTTTGAACGGCGGCGGCTTCCTCCTCGGCCGCCTTAATTGTGGTTTCCTTATTTTGATCGATTAACTTTTTTCTCGCCGCTATTTGCTCACTGGTTAGCTTTACGCCCTTTCGCTCGAGAGCGTTTATATCGGCGATCAGTTTGTTATTATCGGCAATTTCCTTTTGGCGATATTCAGCGTTTACGGCCGCCACATCCCCACCAGTTTTTTGAGCATTGGCAACCGCTAAACGGCGGGCGTTATCGAGTGTTTTCTGTTTATCTTCTAAATTACCAATCGCGCCATCGACCGCATCAGCGGCGGCCACGGCCGTTAAACCAATCGCATCAGTAAAACCAGTTATGGCATCTTTTACCGCACCGATTACCGATCCAATAACCTCGAAAGCAATTCCCAGAGCGGGAACCACGTTGGCGAGTTTATCGAAATTGGTAATCAGTAACGCCAGCACCGAACCGATCAAAAAAATCGGGTTGGTTAAAAGGGCTTTGCCCAGTCCAATTATTGATTTACCGAATTCCCCAGCGCCATCGGTTGCCCCCGAAAAGTTGAGCCCTTTAATATTTGCCGAGAGCCCTTTAATACTATCGGCCGCACCGCTGAAATCCAGCGAGCCGAGGCGGCTTTGTAAATTTCGAAGATTATTACCCGCGCTTTCAAACGCTGGCCCCGCGTTGGCTCCGATGTTTTCGTTAAAATCCTTCTGGGCATCTTTGGCCGCCTCCAATCTTCTAACCAGCGATTGGTATTCGTCCGATGTTTTATCGAGCCGCGTGGTTTGGAGCTCGTTGGTTAACTCCTTTATTTGCTGGCGAAAATTCTTTACTGGTTCGGTTGGAATCGAATTGCCAACCCCAGCCGATTGGGCGCGTAATTCCTCGAATGACTGGCTCACAACTTTGGCCGAACCGCCGAGCTCCTTATATTGAATCGCGAGATTAGCCCACTCAGCCGATTTAGGATCGATTTGCCCGAGTTGAGTTTTTAACTCACCCAGTTGTTTAATCCAACTTTTGGAAGCATCGCCCGCCGTGTTGATCTCATTACCTAATTTATTTATTTTGGTAATCGCCCCCGAATCGTCGGCGGTAACGGTAATTAATATGTTTGAATTTTCAGCCATTAAACCACTTAAATATTAGATAAGCAATAAACCCCCACCATACCCCAAACGATCCCCATTTTGCCGCGTAATAGAGCCATTTGCGGCTACCATATAAACGGCGCGAGGGTTCGTTTGCGCGAATGCCATGTTTAAGCAATGCGAGGGCTGGGCTGATTGTGTTTAATTTCATCGGATTTGGGTATAGTAAAGGGTTAAACTGCAATTAATATCCTGAGGGAAACCCGATCCGCCAGAGGTAATTTTGAATCGGTGCTGGCTGGTATCGGTTGCCGTATCAATTACAAAAGTAATCGTAACCGTGCCCCCCGAATTATCCGAACTGATCACAACGGGAGCGCTCGCGCTGGTTACCCCGCCGAGTTTATCCAGATAAAACGATCCAGTTTCGTAAATGTAAAACCCGTTAACATCGCTGGCGTGTAAAATATAGAAACATACCCACGTAGTTTTATCGGGCATTGATAACCGCGTTAAAACGTCATTCGATGGGAATAACTCCAGCGTTTGGCCTGAGGCGCTGAATGTGTTTCCATTGGTTAAAACAATAACCCCCGTTTGGCTCGCGCCCTCATCTTGGGAAATGGTGCGATCCCCAGCCCCGAAATGCACCCCCGTAATATTCGCCAGAGCATTACGGCCCAGTAAAACGCTGGCACGGTTCGCACCCTCCATTTTCAACCTCTCACCGATGGCCAGTGTATTCTGGTTGCCCTTTTCAATCGAGATATTTTCACCAACGAAAACGCTGAAAGTATTATCGGAACTGATCGCGGTATTGGTGGTTTTCGCGATCACATTGGTTGGCGTTCCATTTTGCCCCGCGTTCATCATGGCGAAAGCCGAGCCACCGCCCCCGGGATCGCTTACGATCGGCGTACCATATGCCAAACATTGGCCGAGGGTTGGTTCCCATGTGTAACCATACCGAACGCAACACGCCTCAGTTGGTGGCTGAGGATCGCCAGCGAAATCGGTGAACTCAATCGCCTGAGTCATATCCTCATTAATAACCACCGTGGTGGGAATGAGCTCGCAATCGGGCGCGGGTTCCACCAGTTTTATTAACTTAACTTTCGTGGACTCGTTTAAACCAACTTTGTAATCGGTAATCTCGATTATTCGCCAGTAAGAATCTTTAATAAATATTCGATCGCTATACTTAAAAGTTAGGATATCGCTCAGATCTAAAGCGAAATAAGCCTCGAGGATTCGAGCCTCTGGGTTATATAACCCATTAAGGTAATCCCGCCAATATTCATTGAATAGGTTTCGAAATGGATTGGTTGTGATCGCGTGTAATGGCGTTTCTGGATTGAAATTCAGATCGTAATCCCCCACGCTGGCATTAACGCTTGAGTAATGGTTAAAAATATTCATATCGCCAACGCTCACATCATTAATCCCATCGTCATAAATAGGGAGGCGGGCAATATCAGCCAGAAACAAAAAACGCAAATTGGGCGCTACAAATTCCCCTTTATCATTTATAAACTTTGGAATCGGAATAGTGGTACCATTAACGTAAACCGCTGGCGTGGATTCGGCCGTTAACTTTACATTGAGCGCCCCGGTTACGAACTCATTAACCTGAGCGCCATTCGTTACCGAATACCCATTTAAAATTTGATATTGTCCATAGGTGCGGCCGTTATCGGTGTAAAGTTTGGAAAACATATCGCCGCCATTTTTATAACTCCAGAGGAAATTTCGCTTTTGTATATCGGTTGTTGGGCTGAGTGTGATATCCTTTTCGATATCCATTTTTTGAGTCCAGTTAAGCGTTTCACCAGTGGCCAAATAATCGGCAATCGGGAAAATGGTTACCTCGTTTGGCACCGATCGCGATGGGATAATTACGGCCGCATGCATCGCCAATATATCCTTTACAAAATCCACTTGTTTAATGTTTGGAGCGTTGGCCGCCGTGTTTAATGTATCGCCCCAGTTACGGTAATAAGTGAATAACTCCCAGCCAGTACCCTCCAAAGGGTTGTTATTTGAATCGCTGAGAAATAAAGGGGTGCCGTTAAACTCTGAATATGGCTGGATCTTTTCACCCGCGAGCATATAAATTGGATCGGTGGTGAAAAACACGCGCTGGCGAATTCCGTTATTTTGATCAAATCCAGAAATCGCCATTTCAAAATTAACGACAATATCGCCGCTCAATGGTGCGCCCGTAAATCGGTAAAATTTCACCCCGCCAGTATTGGGCCCAAACGATCCCACTGGATTAAAATTCGCCCAGAAACGAAACGAATAAAACCCCTCAACTGGTGCGGTAAAATAACCAGAACCATATTGGCCACCATTATCTACCAGCTCGGGAAAATTAAAAAAATTATCATCCGTTACGCTGGTGGCGCTGGTGAGTCCAGCACTAAAATAATAATTGGAAACGTTTTCGTTTGTGATTACATTTTTGGAATTGATCCACGGGCAAAAATACCCCGAGAGGATCGTTTCCAGCGGCGTGGGTGCAATGGTAAAACCAGCCTCTTTAATGATATGAAAAAAGATCGTCCATGCATTGAGAAACGGCGTGAGATCGGCGGGGTAAATTGGTTGTTCGCTATTGGTAATGGGCCGCCCGCCCCCCATGTTATCCCACTTTTGGCCGCGCTCAACTAATCCCCAGCACAATTCCCCGGGATTGGGCGGGGTTATTGTGTTAACGTAATCAATTGTAACATCGAACGCGGGCAATATTTCCAGATTGGTTAGTAGTTTATCCCCAATCGATCGGAATAAATCGGGAGCCTCGCCGTAAAAACTTAATTGGATATCGGCCAACTGATCGTTTTTCTTAAACGTTTTTATTACCCGCAAATGGCCGCGCATTATGGGCAACGTATTAACCCGAATTTCGGCGGGTATCTTTGTACCATACACGTTGGCCGTATCGCTAAAGGTGAAAGAATCGAGCAACCCGAAAACCTCGAGGTTACGATCGCTGGCGGGAACTCGAAACTCGCGGGTGAAATCCCCCAGAGGTGCAAACGTTCCCACATCTTGAAAATTGAAATTCTGGCTAATGGATTCGAGCGGGTAAAGATCAATATAATTTTCGTTTTCATCGCCCCAAACGATATAACCTCCGCGAGCTAACCGAAAATCATATGTAAAAGTTGGGAAATTGAAATTGAGGCGAGTGAATCCCTGTGAGGGCGTATCGGCCACGATCGAATTACAAAATCGAGTATTGGTTTCGCCAATATCATTTCTTAATGTAACCGATGTTCCCACAATATCGTTTTGATTTGGGAACGCGGGAACAATAATTCTTTGCGAACCAACACCCCCAAAATTGGCCAAATCACTTTGGCTCAATAAATTGATATTGCCGCCACGTTTTACTATTAATTGAACTTCGTTTTCCATTAACTCGAGTAATCTTGAGAGTGACTCACTTTCAGAGTCACGTTATATAATTTACCATTGCGCTCCTTACGCTCAAGAAACGAACTTTCGTCCACGCTAACAGGTATATGTGTGCCATCGGTGTTAACTAAATGAACTTGGTTCGAAACCATTAACGAACGTAAAAACTCAAATTCGTTTTCTTGCACCCAATCGGAAGCCAGCGAAATCGTTTGTGTAACGATGTTTTGGCGATCATACATCTGGCGATCGTATCGGCTAAAAATCGTTGAGGTGCCATTGAATAAAACTCGTTTGTATTGTTTACGCTCGATATTATTGGTAACCTCGTTTTTCTTTATAAAGTTGAAATAATCCCAGCCGCCGCGTGAGTTAGTCCACGCCAAACGTTTGTAATCATAACGACAATCAAATTGGCCGTATTTCTCAGCGTTAAAAAAGTAATAAGTCTTACTAACTATGCTAGCCCCGTTGTATGCCTCGATAGTGTAAAAATCCCAATCCAATGCGATTGGATCGGGCACCAGTGGATTGGTTGAATTCGTTAAGTTTTGAGGGTAACATGGAATCCCAATCTGAGTGGCTGGCGTGAAATTGATAAACGCGGCCGATGTGGACGAACCGAATACCGAAACGCGATACGAATCTGGAGCGCTCGGGACGAATTCGTCCAAACCAGTAACAAACAATAAACCCCAATCGCTCGAAAGCGCTGGTATAAATACCTTATTCGAACTGGGGGTAATACCTAAACTCTGGGCCAGCGCAAAAGTGAACGTATCAAAACGCCGATCGCTTTGCATATAATCGGAATTCGAGTTATTTACGATTTTAACCTCTTTATTTGAACTGCCGAATACGTTCGGGCGGTAACCTTCGATTGGTTGCAAATAACCATTATAAACGGCCGTTGTGGCGCTATTGTTTACGCCATCGTTTTCAGTTAATACCCCACTAATTACCCACCATTCGGTAAATAGCATTTCGTATCGGTTATATGAATCGCCCTCGGGCTCGATGTGTTGGCTGGCCGTGGTGCCATGTATTGGTGTATTCTCTTTATTCCTCAGGTTAACGAGTGGGTTTAAATCGAAATAAGCGTGGCCATCTGGTGAGGGATCCAAAAAAAAGTTGTACGTTTTACCCGCCGCCACATCGGTTACCTCAATCCCGAATTTAAATCCAGTATTGCCCGAATTGGTGGATGTGAGATCGTAAATTAACTTTTGCCCTCGCGGCGTGAATGTGTACGGTTGCCCGTTTATGGTAATCGCCATTTTTATTTTATATATTTATCAGCCTTGAGCCTCAATTGTTGTAAAATTTCCCTCCGATAAAACTCTCGAAACTCTTTACCAGATTTTCGAAACTCGGTTTGAAACGCATCCCTCATATAATAAACGCCAACGATCCCCCGTTTACCGATACTTTTCGCCATTGCATAAGCCTCACGGCTTTTATTACCCTCAGCCTCGGCCGTTACGCTAAATAATCCCTTGCGTTCCATCCATGCCATTATCGGCCCCACTGGTGGCCACGTGGTGGGGTTGTTATCTGGCCGCCTTCCTTTCTCGATCACATCGGCGTAATTACGTGTCGCGGTGTCATTAGCTGGCACCCCGAACCACTGGATAATTTTCGGCCCTCGTTTAAAATATCCATAAGTTAATTTATCCCTAAGGTTCCCGGTATCGATTCGGTTAACTGATCGGCCGCGAATCTGGCGTTTCTTTCTGAGGTTGGCCTGAGCGCTTTTTATTACGCGATCGCCAAACCCATCGAGGATCTTTCTATTTTCAGAAAGTGAGGCCATTATAAAACTTCCTCCCATTCGATTATTGATCCAGCCAACACCGTTACCCCACCAACTGAAGCCGAGCGGGCCCTAATTATTAACGTTCCGCTCGCGCTGGGCCTTATTAAGCCATCTGCCGTACTAACGCCGTTTACCGCCGCGCTAGTTGAATTCGGGTTATTATAACTACTCTGATTATTTACGAGGTTACTTGTTGAGGTTCCCGCCGTGGTGAAACGATATCGGTTAAAAGTTACCGCGGGCCCATCAATGGCAAATTGAATGTTTGCCGTGTTGGTGTAGCCGAGCGTGGCCCGCCACTTATAAACTTTATTAGCAGTCACGGGGAAAGATAGCCCCGTTACATCCTCGTAATTCGCCGTCCCTACGTTGCTAAAGTTAGTACTTAAAACCACGCTATTAATACCCAGATCGCTTTTCAGAGCCGCAATCGTTAACGCGCTCACCGTGTTATCGGCATTTATTCTCAAGTAACGAACCGCGCTAGGGTTTGGCAACGTGGCGAGGTTGGTTCCCACCGTGGTTAAACCGATCGAATTTTGTTTACCATTGAACGTGGCCCAATCAGCGCTCGAGAGAGCACCCCGATTCGAAGCGGAGGCCGTGGGTAAATTGAACGTGTGAACTGATCCAGCCGAATTAATTCCGAAATCGGTTCCGGTGGTTCCCGTTGCGAATGTTTGGGTGTTGGCCGTTAGTCCATTTAATGAACTGATCCCGATGGCATACGTTGAATGCACCTCACCAATTCGCCCGTCCTCGGTGTAAAGCGTTACGGTTTTACCATTGGTGTTCTGAATATCGAACTCAATAACCACGCGATCGGTTGCGGCGGTTATGGTATTCGGTACCGATATGGCGAACGTGTAAAGATCGGGAACGTTGCCGTTAGTGATTTGCTCCAGTGGTGAGCTCGCGATGGTGGTAAAAGTCGATCCGTTGTAAACCTTCAAAACAGCGATTATTTCGGCGTTATTCGAACCCCCTCCCGTTTCGCTCAGGTATGCATCCACCGTCCAAACCCCCGCTGGAATTATCAAATGATTCGGGCTATTTACATCCGTAATAAACCGCGCAATTGCTCCAGTTGTGTTTCGTGTAAAGTTAGCCGCTGGGCCAGTGTTGGCCGCCGTACCTAATTGGTAAAAATCATTCCCCCCAATTGTACCCTGAGAGATATTCCCGTTAAAATAAAATATTTGGCCGCCGCCGCCCCCAGTCGATGGGAAATTTGCGAGGGTACCATCGCCCCGAACATATTGGCCAGTATTACCAGCCCCAGTAACCGCGAGGGTGCCCGCCGTGGTAATCGGCGATCCAGTAACCGAGAAAGCCGCTGGCATCGTTAACGCCACGCTGGTAACCGTGCCCCCAGTCGATGGCGTACTATTCACCCACGCCGTTCCGTTCCATGTTAACACTTGGCCGTTGGTTGGCGATGGTGCGGTTACATCCGTTAGGCTATCCAGCGTAGTGGGAATTGTCGGTTTATTTTTAATGAAATCCAGCGCCGCGTTATTCGATTGGTTCCAATCGCTTTGGATCTGGGCCGCTGGTATGGTTGGCTTATTTAGGATCTCAGCCACGCCACTTGAGGCGTTCCAATCGCTATTTACCTGAGCGGCGGGGATCGTTGGTTTATTGAGTATTCGACTCACCCCAGTGGTGGCGTTCCAATCGGCGGGAACCTGAGCCGCTGGAATAGTGGGGAACGTTTGAAGCGATCCCGTGCCATCGATGTATTGGCCCGCGTTACCCGCCCCAGATATTGCGAGGGTGCCAGAGGTTGTAACTGGTGAGCCCGAAACGTTGAAAGCCGATGGCGCTGAAAGCCCCACGCTGGTTACCGTGCCAGATCCACCGCCCCCGCCAGTTGCGCTGATCGTAATGGTTCCCGATCCATTGTCGGTAATGGTTACGTTGGTGCCCTGTTGCAAATTGAGTAAAGTCTGATCGCCATTTAACACGCCGTTGGTTTCCAGTATTACCCCAGATCCTCCCGAACCCGTGCCGCCAGATCCCGAACCGCCAACCGTCCAATCGGCTGGAATATCGCAAGCGTTCCAATCCCATGGCACCGAAAGGGTGAGCGCCAGATTAACGCCAGTTAAGGTTTGGGAATATTCTTGTATAAACACCTCGATCGATGGCGAGCCCTCGAGCTCCACGGTTGGCCCGAATAGGGTGAGGCCGTTTTGAATTTCGGCGATAAGATCCTCGGCCAACTTTATACAATCGCTTATTACCTCGCGCTCGTATTCGGCGGGCGTTTCTTTGTCACGCGGCAAATCGGCGAACGTGATTATAAATGAATACAAACGCGATCCAGCCCGGGGTTCAACCTCAACGGGGTAAACGTGCATCCATGGGAACTGGAGATCCTTTTCAATATCGATATTGGATGGGTGCCCGTGAGTAAATCCCTTAATGAGAAAGTGGCCAGAGGCGAAAACCCTCATCCGCTCGATCAATACGTTGTAACTTATTTGAGTAATCATTTCAATTTGTATGCTTGTTTCATTATTCGCGCTTGCTCGGCGTTAAAATCCCTCATGTAACTGAGGTGGGTAAATACCGAACTGGCCGCCTTATCTAAAACCAAATCGTGTTTCGTGAGATCGTTACCGCTCACCGCCTCGAGGATATGGAACCAGCCCCATCGCCCGAGTCCTGAGGGGGTATAATCGTGCTCATTTCCTTCTTGAGGATCGAATCCAAATAAACCAGAGAATTGTTTGCTAATTCCGCGCCGATACTCGAAAAAAAAAGCAACGCGCCATTAACGCGATCCAATGTAAGCGCCATTATCTCGGGCATATATCTGGAGGTTTTATCCAGATCGTATTTCTCAATATTGTAATATTCCCCCACCTGTTCGGTTACTGGGCGAAACATGATCGCCATCAGCCGTGGCAACTCGGTGTAATCGCATGGCTTACCCTCGCGCCATATCGTTTGGGCCAACTGATCCAAATCAACGTGTTCACGAAACGTCATGGAATTAATATCTGGGAGGAACCCGAGCCGCTTACCATTAACCGAAATGATACGTTCGAACTCGGCCGCGCTCCCATCGATTACCTCCTCGAAAAGGGTTATTATCGTTTGCACCGAATCGGCTTTTAAGCCCTCGCAATATTCGCGGCTTTTGTTTATGATTACCATAACCCGCTCGATATCGTCCACGGCGTTGTGGTATGCCATGAACTGGCTGAGCGTTATCTGGGATATTTCCCCGGGGATCCTTAGTTTCATAGGTTCGAACTGATCGTAATGATTGGCTGGTTATCGGCCCCAGTTAATTCTTGACGCTCCACGTAACCGCGTTTTTTGCCTTTCGTTTTCATGTAGAAAATAGTGGCGGCCGTATCGCCCCCATCAATTAACCCGTGCAATTTACTCTCGGCGAAATCCAGAACCGAATCCTCGACACTTTCAACCGCCGCTTTATACTCAGGATCGTTTTTCAACCAATAATAATGAACGTCACGGCTCAGGCCAACGGCGGCGGCGGCTTTCGTTACGATCCCGAGGTTAGCCTCGAGTGATTCCAGAAACGCCCTTTTTTTGGTGTTGAATTGTGCGTAACTATCTTCCATATCACTTATTACGTTTAGTTTGTTTAATCGCGTCAATGGTGCCGCAAAATCCGATTATGATCACTGCAATGGCCAGAACGTAGCCGAGTATTTCGTTTGTTTCCATTTTTTTCGGTGTTAATATCTCTGTTTTCCTTATTTTACTGGTGTTTCATCGGTGGCCAAATCGCACATATTAACAATTATTTCGCCCATTGGGTTTGGCAAATGGCGAACCGCTGGGGTGCATCGGGAAACTCGGCCACCAGTGTATTATCGGCCATGCAACGGGCGATAAATTCGGGCTTGGTTTCGTTTTCTTTCTTTGTTGGTAGGGGCATGGCTGTTTATTTACTTATAAAACGGCTCGTTTTCGATTATTGCCCCAAATCGTCCGTATCGGCCACCGACACGGAATCTTTCAGAAAGTCAAAAATAACCCGCGCCTTACAAGTTGAGCACCCATAGCGCTGGCCAGTCATTTTAGTAAACCAGTTAACAGCTTCCTTTACCATTTCGCTGGTGTAAACGCCCTGAGTGGGTAACCCCGAAATGAACGCTTGCAACGCCTCGGTTTCCTGATCGTTGAGTTTATACCGCCCCCACTTGTTTATTGGGCACCGTGCCAGAGCGTATTTCGTTTTAACTGGCATTTTACACCCGCACAAACGGAGTTTCTTTCGATAGTGGGTAATCTGGTTGGATTCCTCAGCCTCGGCGAGATCCTCGGGCGAGAGCTTTCCCCCGAAAAGGAACGTTCCACAACTTTGGGTTTCGGTTTTATAGTGTTTACACTCTTTACACGCCGCCATTCTTTCGGCCGCGATTGCTGGGGGTACTTTGAACATTTTTTTTAATTTTAGTAATTGCGTTTTCGACTAATTTGTAAAGTTGTTTCACCGGTATGCCAGTGGCCTTACTGGCTTCCTTGTAACTGAAATCGTCCAGCATATATAACCTCAAAACCACGCCATCCAATTGGGGCATTAATTGGATATACGCATCCAAATACTCGTTATCAAGTCGCGATCCCAGCCATGGGGCCATCGGTTCCTCCAGATGTTTCTCGCTTAGGGTTTCCCAGTTGCGAGCGAACTTTCCATATTTCACCCCAAAACGTCCCGATGGGTCGATGTGCATTAGGTACAAAGCGCGGTTAACATAGTAAAATAGTTTTCCCTCAGCCGCCAGAGCCTCCGCCTTTTCACGTTGGTTTTCCAAGATCTTCAAAAGCGTTTCGGCCAGTAGATCGTCACCCTTTACCGTGTCGCGGGTGAGGCCGCGAGCGAACCGCCGCCACGTGGGGTAATGCTTTTCCAGTTCGGTGTCCAAAACTTTTTTCAAACCCTTTTCAATGTAGCAAAAAACAAACATATCTTTGTGGCTACTAATTTAAACCCTATACACAATGGAACCCGATTCAGTTATTAACGAAGAAAAACGCACGGTGTTAACGCCCGTAAATGAGTTTCTGGCATTGATCCAGCAACGTTACAATTGGAACCCGAACTCGTTGGCCGCTGGTGGTTACCGCGAGGTTTTAAAACTCGGCGAGCAATTTATCGAGGCCGAGCGCTCATTTATGAACGCGGCTTACATGGCTGGTTATGAGCAAGCGTTTGAAGATCTTAAAAAAGTCAATAAAGAATTACAAAAGGAACCAGAATGAGCCCCGATAAACTCGATAAAATAATTAATGAGCATTTCGGTACCAAAGCGCTCTTTTCGGCTCGAATGAAAGTAAGCCGCCACACTTGTTACCGCTGGGTGAAAGAACCCCAGCGAATGACTTTAAAGGATCTCAATCGCTTGAGCGCAATAATTAAAAAACCGATATGTGAACTTTTATGAACGCAACTGAAACACTAAAAACCGCCAGCGCCTTAATCCCTCAGAGGTACCAAAAAAAGGTTATTACCCTACTCATGCCCCATTTTACCCCCGAAATGATGGCTGAGGCGGTAACATACCTCGAGGGGTTAAACGCCGATCCAATGGGGGCCGAGCAAATAACCGAATTCGTTTTTAAAATGGTGAGCGAATTAACGGGCGTGGAAAACATTGGTAAAACTACCAGCCGCCGTTTTAACGAGGTGCTGAGCCGCCAAATGGTAATGGTGGCGCTTTACTTTGAACTCCCCGGGGCAACCTTTGAAACGATCGGGAAATTATTCCACCATAAATACGACCATGCCTCAGTAATACACGCCAAAAAATCGATGGCCATTCGTTATTCGTGTGATCCCCAAACGCGAAATAAGTTAAACGATTTGGCGAAATGCCTGAGCGAAAAAAACCTAAATGGATTGGCCCACTTTTTACCCCAAATCGAAATTTTAGCGTGAGGAAAAAACTAGCTGATTACTCAACTGATGAATTACGGGGTGAACGGTGGCGCTTGCTAATTGCCCCAGATAAAAACTCAGTCGATCAGCGAAAGAAACGCCGCCGCCTAAATGTGATTACCGCCGAACTTTACAAACGAACCAATAACCCGATTTATTTAATTTACTGGATCCATGCCCATTGAGTTTTTACCAAAGCAAAACGCCGCCCTCGATGCGCTGGGGCTCGATTCCCCCGCTGAGGTGGTGTTATTTGGCGGGGCCGCTGGCGGTGCGAAATCGTTTACTGGTTGCGCGTGGCAAATTATGAGGCGTTTAAAGTATCCCGGGACTCGCGGCCTGATCGGGCGATCAAAACTCGATACACTGAAGAAAACCACGCTCAAAACGTTTTTCGAGGTGGCGGGGTTATTCGGGCTGGTGGCGAATAAACATTACCAGTTTAATGCCCAATCGAATGTTATTACTTTCTCGAATGGATCGGAAATTATTTTAAAGGATCTATTCGCTTACCCCTCAGATCCTTCGTTTGATTCTCTGGGATCGCTCGAAATTACCGATTCATTTATTGACGAATGCTCTCAGGTGAGCAAAAAGGCCATCGATATCGTAAGGAGCCGTATTCGTTACCGCCTCAATCAATACAATCTAAGCCCCAAAACGTTGCTCACTTGTAACCCCTCCAAAGGTTGGTTATATAACGAGTTTTTCGCCCCGTTTCGAGCGAACCAGTTGCCCCCCCATCTGGTGTTTATTCAATCCCGCGTGGCTGATAATCCCCATTTACCCCCCACGTACGCCGAAACCCTCGCACGGTTGCCAGAGGTGGATCGTAAAAGGTTATTGGATGGCGATTGGGATTTTGACGAAACTCTGGACGCGCTATTTACCACGGACGATTTACTGCGATGTTTTCGCCCAGCCAGCGAAACGGGTGAGTTATACATCACGGCCGATATTGCGCGACTGGGAAAGGATCGAACCGTAATCGCCCTCTGGCGTGGTTTATCGCTGATTCAAATAACAGAGCTCCGAAAAAAGAAGATCGATGAAACGGCGGCCATCATTCGGGAACTGGCCGATTACCACAAAGTAAAATTATCGAATGTTATCGCCGATGCCGATGGGCTGGGGGCGGGGCTGGTGGATGTGCTCAAGTGTCGCGAGTTTCGTAACGGCTCAAGGGCCACAAAGCCAGAGCGGTTCGTTAATCTCAAGGCCGAATGTTTTTTTAAGTTGGCCGAATTCGTGGAATTAAACCGAATCACATTCCCGATCCAGCACCGGGATACGATCGTTAAGGAACTCGATTTAATACGCCGTAAAAACCCCGAGGGCGATGGCAAACTGGCGGTAACTGGTAAAGAGGAAATTGCCCGAACTCATGGCATTTCACCCGATTACGCTGATGCGGTAGCCATGCGTATGTTTTTCGAGCTTTTCCCCAATTATGGGCGGTATTCATACGCCTAATTTTCAACATTGAAACCCGCGCCAATTCTGGGTTTATTGGGGTTATTAACAAAATCAATCAAAAAAAAGTTAACTTCGATTTGGTGTGTATCATATTTGCGACATATATTTGCCAAACAATTAACACATTAACACAATGAACAAAGAAACACTTTACACGATTGAAACTTTCGATTTCAACGCATTATTCGCAACGGCTGAGGTAACAACTACCAACACCGCGATTATTCATTCGGCTCCAGTTAAAACTCAAGAAAGATTACACACGTGCGCTCAACCAGAAAGTTGTATCCAATTAGATGGTTTAAGAGAATTGAGAAACGCCCTCAACTGGGCGTAATAACCTCAGGGGCGCGGCTGATCAACGCGCATTTTTTCCATAGCAACTTAAAACCCTTTTATTATGAGTTACTCACTTATTATTTCAAACCACCCGGATCGCACCTCGCAAATTATCGAGTTTCAAAACATTCGCGAAGCGCTTATTTCCTTTATTGATCGTTGCGAGGATCTTGGCCTCGAATACCGCGAGGATAACCACGGCAACTTTATTGCTGGCGGTATCGGTAACGATTACTCAATCGAATTAACATCCAATTTTTAACCCCCAAAATCTATTTTTAAGATGGCAACTTTAGAAATCCCCGTAAAAGTCCTAACCACCGTGGACACACTCAAAATTGAGCTCCCTTATTATTGTTCCGACTCCTATACCATGTGGGCAATACTCGCCGAGGATAGGATTCTCAGCGTTAATGATTGGGTGCGTATCAAACAAGCGAACATTTGGTTACTGAGCGAGGTGCCAATGGCAGCAACTAACAGCAGCGTTAAGGCAATAACGCGCGAAGAATTTATGGAAATGTACAACCGCGTTCTCGAGCGCATAAATCAAGCGCTATGAATGATATCCGAACCGAACTCAGAGTTTTATTAATAATAAACATCATTACTCTAATATGCTTACTTATCCGTTAAACCCCGAAACGCTGGATTCGCTCCAGAAATTTCAAACGCGGCTCAACTCAGCACCCAGCGAGTTGGCCGTGGAATCCACTCCCGATCGTAAGGCCCAAACCGTGGTTATTTCACATATCGAAATGACTCTGGACGAATTATTTTTTGGCCAATGGAAAACCGAAAACTTTAAATGGAACGCCATCGCCAACGAGGTGCAAGGATCCATTGAGCTCGTTTGTATCCACCCCGTAACAGGTTTCGAGATTCGCCGCACCGGAGCCGCCTCCATTGTTATTATGGTGGATCGGGTACCCGATGGCGTAACTGGCACCGATCGCAATCAGTGGGCTCTCAATCCCAGCAACAAAAAAGCCAATGCCCTCGATATGGCTTTCCCTAAACTCAAAAGCGAGTGTTTAAAAAACGCCGCCCAATCTCTGGGAAAGATATTCGGCCGCGATCTTAACCGAAAAAACGTGGATCAATACCAGCCCTATAAATTACAAGTGGGCGAATTACCTCAGGCCGTAATCAATAAACTGGAGGTGGGAATAATGAACCGCGATCCACTCGCCATCGCAGCCATCGGCTCACTGGAAAACGTAATGAGCCCCAGCCAAAAAACACATTTAAACCAATTAATTGAAAAGCAAAATGAGCAATAACCCCTATTTAACCGAATACATGGCCAGCGTGGCCCAGAACACCAGCGCGTGGGATAAATTACGCCTCGGACGTTTCACCGGAAGCGGGATCAGCGCCCTAATGACTAACCCCAAAACGAAAGCGGCGATCGAAGCGGGCGAACTTTCAGAAACGGCCAAAAAGTACATTTACGAAAAGGCCATGGAAACCGTAACGGGCCAATCGGCAAACGAGGCAACTAGCCGCGCCATCGACTGGGGGAATGAATGGGAGGAACACGCCCTCCGCCAGTTGCAAATCGCCCTTAATTCACCAGAGGAATCCACCGAGCTCAAGCCATCGTTTAAATTGTTTAATGATTATTTCGGTTGCTCACCTGATGCGTTTATGATTCACCCCGAATTTGGCCCCGTGGGATGCGAAATAAAGTGTCCATGGAATTCAGTAAATCACTATTTATACTCTCAGGTTGAAACTGGCGAAGATCTCAAGCGGGTGAACTCAGATTATTACTGGCAAATTATGGGCAATATGCTCACTTTTAATTTGCCCGCGTGGGTGTTTGCGAGTTACGATCCACGACAACCCGAAAACCGCCGCTTGCATCATACGGTTATAACTGCCAACCCTGAGGATATGGCCGCCATGTGCGAAGCGATGGAACGCGCCCACTCATTCAAGGCAACTATTTTACACAACTGGTATAAATTTTAACCCCAAAACCATGAATAAAGAATTAATCGAATTGATCACCGACACGGTTTCGAAACGAGCCGAGGTTGAAACAGCCACTATTTATAACGCTTGTGAGGCCCGTGGATTTATTCGCGGTACCTATACCAGCTACATTTCAATGATGAAAAAAGCGGGTTATTTACGCCGAGTAAAACATCAGGTTTACGCCATCGGCCGCCCAGCAAGCGCCCAAACGATCGCCCTGAATTTGCAACGTTTGATCTTGCATAAAAAGGGCGTACCCCCTAAAATGCCCCGAAATGCCCCTAAACAAGTTGATCCCGGTAACCTGTTACAACCAGTTACAACCGAACCAACCGAATCAATCGAATCAATGGAGGCAATACGCGGCCGCCGCGTGGGTGAGGCCATCGAGGTGTTGAAAAGTTACGGGATCAAAATAACGCTGGAATTTTAAGCCTCGTTATTATTGCAATGGACTCTCGTAATGAAATTTAAAAAATCCCCCTCTCGTTTATTGCCAGTCGGCCATTAGGCCACGGGAGTCCCTTTAAACGTTGGGGGGGTATTTTTTGAAATGAAAAAATCTTTTATCCTTTACATTGATTCGCTCAATATCCTGAGCGATCTCAACACCCAGCAAGCGGGTGAGTTATTTAAAGCGATTTACAATTATCATTTAACTGGTGAAATGCCAACTGAATTCTGGCTAAAAATCGCCATCACTCCATTAGTCAACCAATGGGAACGCGATTCCGAAAAATGGGAACGTGTTAAACAAGTGAGAAAAGAAGCGGGCCAAAAAGGGGGGTTAACCAAAGCAAAGCAAATGCTAGCAAATGCTAAAAATGCTAACCAAACCATGGCAAACGTAGCTGTTAATGTAAATGATAATGTAAATGTTAATGTAACTGAGAATGTTACTAAAGAAAAAAAATCTATAAAAAAAGAATTCGAACCGCCAACACTCGCCGAGGTACAAGCATGGTTTACTGAACAAGGATCCACACCAGAGCAAGGGGCCAAAGCGTGGCACTATTACAACGATGGCAATTGGATTGATGCAAAAGGCCAGCCGGTGAAAAACTGGAGGCAAAAAATGAGAGGTGGCCGATGGCTGGAAACCCAAGCCCAGCCAAAGCATAACGAGGGCCACCAATACCAAAACTTAACGACTCAACACACATATACCAAACTTGATGAACTTAACCACCTTTTTACCCCCGAATGATACGGAACTCGAAAAAATCATTTTAGGGGCTATTTTACTCGATTTTAACGCGCTTAAACGTGTCGATGGTATACTAACCTCGGAAAAGTTTTTCGACCCCCGTAATGGGCTTGTAATGGAATCGGTGTTAAAACTGAAAAACGACAACCAGCCGATCGATATTTTAACCGTTACTCAAGCGCTGAGAAAATCCAAACAACTTACCAGCGCTGGCGGGCCTCAATACATCTCTGAACTAACCAGCCGCGTGAGCTCAACCGCCAACCTCGAGGTGTGGGCCTTATCACTCACCGAAATGTTTTTAAAACGGGAACTGGCAAAAAGCGCCGCGCGTGTTGCCGAACTGGCACTCTCACCAGAAACAGATCCGTTTGAACTTTATAACCAATTTAGCACCGAATTAACCGACCTGATCCGTAACAACCTAAAAGGCCAGAGCTCGCACGTGTCCAATATTACCCCAGAAACCACCGAAAGCATCGAAGCAAGGGAAAAAACGGGCGTGGCTGGATTACCAACTGGAATCCGTGCCATCGATGGCGTACTCGGTGGCCACCAGAAATCGGATCTCGTTTATATAGCCGCCCGCCCCGGGATGGGTAAAACATCTTTCGCCATTTCGGTACTCTTAAACATGGCCAAAAGTGGAAAACCAGTCGCATTTTTTAGCCTTGAAATGAGCCGCGTTCAGATCGTATTTCGCATGGCTTCAATCATGAGCGGGTTGAACGCCGAGCAACTGGCGAAACATCGACTCGATCGGGATTCGAAAGTTAAGTATTACCAAACCGTGGATCAATTAAACGCCCTCCCAATTTATATAGACGATAACGCCGCTTTAAATATTTACGATCTTAAAACGAGGGTTCGAACGCTGAAAGAAAAGCATAAAATCGAGGCGGTGTTTATCGATTATGTGCAATTGATCGCCGCCGCTAAATCGAAAACGGCCAACCGTGAACAAGAAGTTTCGGCAATATCCAGAGGGTTGAAATTAATCGCCAAAGAAAACGATTTACCAGTTATCGCATTGGCCCAGTTATCCAGATCACTCGAAACCCGAAGCGATAAACGCCCAATGTTATCAGATTTACGCGATTCTGGATCGCTCGAGCAAGATGCGGACGTTGTTTCGTTTCTTTACCGCCAAGATTATTACGATAAAACCAGTGGTATTAACACCGCCGAGTTTATAATCGCCAAACATCGTAACGGCCGAACGGGTTTCGTAAATATAAATTTCACCCCCGAAACAATGCACTACACTGATACACCCAAAATCCAACCAGAAAACTTTTTTGAATTATGAAACATGGCTCATTATTTTCGGGAATCGGAGGTTTCGATCTCGCCGCTGAGTGGATGGGATGGGAAAACGTTTTCCATTGCGAATGGAACCCATTTGGGCAACGAGTTCTAAAACATTACTGGCCGAACGCCGAATTATTTACAGATATAACCAAAAGCGACTTTACTAAATATGCAAACACAATTGATGTTCTCACAGGGGGATTCCCGTGTCAACCATACTCAAGCGCAGGAAAGCGACTTGGCAAAGAAGATGAACGCCATCTATGGCCGGAAATGCTTAGAGCAATACGAGAGATTTCCCCGCGTTTCGTTGTGGGCGAAAACGTTCGCGGGCTTACTAATTGGAACGGGGGGCTGGTATTCAACGAGGTGTGTACTGACTTGGAAACTCTCGGCTATTCAGTCGCGCCCTTTGTTATACCTGCGAGCGCGATCAATGCGCCGCACCAACGAGAACGAGTTTGGTTTGTTGCCCAAGCCAACGGCGATGGATGCAACCAACGCAACGGCGAACATGAAAAGCTCTCAAGTGAAACCGGGTTCAATGCATTCGATGACTCTCGTGAGGTATATGATGACGAACCCAATGTTAAACACGCCAAGGGCCAGCGACAAAAATGGGGGAATAACGCGGCCAACTTACCATTTATCAATGCGAACCACTTTGGTGAACCAAATGCATTGTTTAACGAACGCCAAAGCTGGCACAACTTCCCAACTCAATCCCCGATTTGTTGCGGAAATGATGGGCTTCCCACCGAACTGGACGGAATTACCTTTCCAAAGTGGCGAAACGAATCCATAAAAGCCTATGGAAATGCGATAGTGCCCCAAGTAGTTTACGAAATATTTAAAGCAATTGAAAATTATGAGAATCTTTAAAAACTCCGATGGCTCTTTTGATATCGTCAACGCCAACCGCGTATTGTTCCACGCGAAAAACGGAACTTGTAAAGTGATCGGCCGCGTAAACGATCGATGGCGAACCGCCAGTAAAGAGGTGAAATCGCTCCCGGTGAGCATTCACCGATTTAAATCATTAATTGAAAAAGCGGTAATATGAAACGCTGTAAAATATGCAAGCAACCGTTTACGCCAACTTATTCGACCTTGCAAGCCACTTGCACCAAACCCCAGTGTTTAATTGAATGGGGGCGGGTAACTGAGCGCAAAAAGGCAAAGCGGGAAATTAAACGGATGCGAGAGAATATAAAGAGCGTTAGCCAATACCGCCGAGAGTTGCAAAAGGTATTTAACGAATTCATTCGCCTGAGGGATCGAAACCAGCCATGTATTTCGTGTGCGAAATCTTTACCAGCTAAATATGACGCGGGCCACTTTTATTCGGTGGGATCTTATCCCAATTTAAGGTTTAACGAGGATAATGTACATGGCCAATGTGTGGAATGTAACCAACACAAACATGGCAACCTTTTGGAATATGCCCCCAGATTAACCGAGAGAATCGGTTTCGAGCGGGCCAGCAAATTAATGATATTGAGAAACGAACCGCTGAGGTTATCACTGGAGGAAATCAAACAACTAATTGAGCACTACAAATGCAAGGTGAAGATCCAAAAATCACAATCCTAAAACGCGAGCTCTGGATCCTCACCACGCGGCGCTCGTTACGGCCGAGCATGGAGGAAAACGCTCGAATGTGGGCGATTATGGCCGAACTTTACCAGCTAACTAATGACGAAAGTTATAATTTAAAACCAAAATAAACATGAGCAATTTTACACACAAAGAGGGAGCGGGATCGCTCTTTAAAAATGAAAAGAAAACGGCCGAAAATCAGCCAGATTACCGAGGCGAAATAATGCTAAAAGGCGAAACGCTTATTATTGCTGGATGGGTGAAAGAATCCAAATCAGGAAAAAAGTTCGTAAGCCTAAAAGTTGAGGCCCAAGGCCAGAGAGCCGAGGCAAAAGCCGAAAAACCAACCGATCCAAATAACGATTTACCTTTTTAAAATGAAACCCAGAATGTACGATTTTGCAACCGTCATAAAAATCCTCAAGTTGAGAAAGGAACGCCACGAATTATTGTTTTCAAGTAAGCCCAGCGATATTAGAAAACACAAAATAATTAGTGGGCATTTGTACCAGTTAACTGGTAACGAAATTTACCTAAGGTTTTAAACCTCAAAATGGGGCAAATCGCGAAAGCGTTTCCAATTACCGCCCCACTTTACCAACCCATTGAAATTGGCCTTAATAATGGCCGCAAATTTCTCGAATAATTCGGGGCTCCAGTCGAGAGCCCCGTTTTCGTTTTTAAATGCGATATCGAAAGCCTGAGCGGGTTTCTGGTTATGCTTACCATTGGCCTGAATATTCGTCACGATCTTACCGGGAGCGGTTCGCCCTTTCGCATAAAGGGCCATTTGTTCATCGTTGCTTCGATAGGTGCACGTAATAAATGGCTGGGGATCGTTTGGGTATTGCAAACGAAACTCTCGAGCCGCCAGAGTGTAGGCACGTTGCAATCGATAGTCGCAATCTTTCAGGTTACGGCTTGGCATTATGCAAAATTTTATCTTTCATATGTGATCCTCGCGAACTGCCAACGTAATAGGCGAAAATGGAGGTTCCAATCGATAGCACCGATCCAAAAGTCATATCGGCCAAACGCTGGTTTTCGGTGGGTATAACCACAAAGATTAACGAGAGCACCACGCCAACGGTTAACGCCAGCCCGATAATAACCACGGCCCCAAATAACCAGTCGCGTTTTCCCGTTGCGCTT